ATTGTTAAGACTGCTTGAGCCTTTGCGATTTTTAGAGGACGTCCCATTTGATTTTCCTTTATAAAATTAGCGGGTTCTAGCCGCTACGCAGTGGGTTACTGCATAAACTCTCAGAATAAGAGTGTATGATGTATTTATCTAAAAAGGTAGATTTTACTCTAGTGGGCCGCCATTTGCCGGTGTAGCATTTACACCAGATGTTCCTGTATTAGCATGCGGAGCACCTAATTCAGTAATAGTGAATAATGAGTTTGCACCTGCGGTTGATAGATAAGATACAATATTACCTTGTCCTACAATAATATTATTGTTAACAGTATTAGGTGGAATAAATTCACTATTAGCATTTGCTACAGTATAAGCAACACCATATGGATTATATCTAGCAGTAGTATTTGCAATAGCCACTGATGCATTAGCGGTTAAAGTTAAACTAGTATTATTAGCAATAGCTTTTATAATACCCACAGTAGACCCAGTAGTATTACCTATCCATGCTCCAACATTTAACTGAGTAGTAAACAATGTAGCTACACCAGTAACCGTAGCACTACTTGTATTACATGTAATGTTTCCTGTTATTGCAACATTAGGGAAGCTAGTAGTAAACTGAATACCTACATTGCTGGTAGCAATTCTTATCTTATCAGTTGCTATATTTGCTGATGCTGATGCTGATGTACTGTTTGCTGTATATGCGTATGATGCCATTTTATTTTTCCTATTATTTTAAAGTCTTCCGACTGCGACTTCAATGATACCTTCTATGCCATCAAAGTTTTCTAATGATTTACCTATTACTGTACCTAATACTGGGAAGGGTGTTTGTCTTGCAAAGCCGTTTCCTGCACTTATAAGCATATCACCTTTTTTAATATTTCCACGAACTTTACATGGAACACGACCTTGTAATGCTAACATAACAGTATGCTCACCTTCGCATACGGTATTCAATACATATGCCGGATTGGTTGATACTATGCCTGCAACTTTTGTTGTGGCATCATCTGCTATAGTAACTTCTTTGTCTCCACCAAATGCTAATACTGTACCTGATTCATAATGCAGGTCAGATTCATAATATTCTGCCAAGTCAGCATATGTGGCACGTAGTTGTGAACCTGCACTTAGTGACCAATTACCTGTGATAGTACCTAAATTTATGTTTGCACCGGTCGTCAATGTCATGTTATTACCATTAATGGTTTGTGCATTAGCAAAGGTAAGATTAGTGAATGATGTGCTAACACTTGTGACGTTTGGTTGTGCCGCAGTTGTTAATGTACCGGTTAAATTAGTTGCACCAATAATACCTGAATTAGCATACACATTTCCCGCTGTTACATTTCCAGTTACAGATAAACTAGTTAATGTTCCAACACTAGTAATATTAGGTTGTGCGGCAGTTGTTACGGTACCTGCTGTAGCTACATTTAAGTTAGCTACTTGAGTAGTAGATGTGACCGTTAATGGAGCAGTACCAGTTGCAATGGTACTTATTAATCTAGGAGCTGAAACATTACCAAGTGATGTTAATGCTCCCGGAACGTCCATTGCACCGGTAATATAGTTAAATGTAAAACCTGAATTACCAGAAAAGTTCCCTGTACCATCATTAAATTGAATTTGAGTATTTGCACCGCCGGGAACTCCATTACCTCCTGCACCGGCGGTTTGTGTTACCCAACTTAAATTACCCAAACCGTCTGTTTGTAAAACATAGCCGTTCGTTCCGCCACCTAATTTAACATTGGCTACAGTACCTAGATTAATTAAACCGCCTGCAGTGCCGCCTTTATTTACCCAATCAGTTCCATTATAACCCAATACTTGTCCGGATGCGGCTGTTGATATGTTTAAATTACCACCGTCACTACCGTTAATTTGACTAAAAGTGATATCAGAATATGATGTTAATACTTCAATATTCTCTATATTGCCGGTAGTTTTACCAATAAACAATCGGCGAGCATCTTGGGCAAAACCAAATTGTGCTTCGTCTAATTGAGGCAGGTCTACAAGGTTACCTGAACGTTGCTGAATTTTAGATATTTGTATAATGGCCATAAGTGTAATTCTTTGAAGATTTACACTTATTTATCATTATTTCTTATAGAAAGCTCATGTAATATTTCTCTACACGGTTAAACCATATATCACTATACTTTACAAATTCAGGGCCTTCTAAGATAAATTCCTGATACTCATTTGCGGCAGAACACATAAAAATAACACCTTTACGTATCTTTGTACCATGAACTTCATTATGTGCATTAGCATAGGCTGCTAACTGAACAAAATAATCATCAATCCACTCACGTTTTTTAGGTTTATTTGTTTGTTTGTGATCCATGATAGCTTCATCACCATCATGTATACCTGCTAAGTCTGTCGTCCCTGCATAAATTTTCGGATAATACAAAGGAACTTCTGTGCCCCAATATTCATTGCATTTGATAAGACCTTGATTAATGATTGATTGGGCCATTTTATGGCTTTGCAAGCTATACGGATTGCTTCCGGGCTCATTGAGTATTCCTGTCTTAATGTAATCTTCAAGCCATTTATGCATACGTGTTCCACGACCTGCGGCTTCTGTTGTGATTTCTTGTGCTTTTTGAACACCAACTCGTTTGCGCCAGTTCTGTAGTGCCTGTTTTGATTCTTCACTTTTAGTAGCATCTAGTATTGTAGTAACACTAGGAAGTTTCTCACCATCAGGTGTTGCATATTTACGTGACCCGTTTATTGTTTCCCTAAGCAAAGGGACATAGTTATATTTGTTTGGATTGTACATTATAGTCAATTATAGTTGATTATAGTACCTCTGTCAACTATATTCGGAAACTCTCGCCACAACCGCATCGGTCACGCTCGTTAGGATTACTAAACTCAAATCCTTCATTTAATCCATTGCGTACATAATCTACAACCATGTTCTTTAAATACACATCATGTTTCTTATCTACCAAAACAATAAACTCATCTTGGGCGTAATTAATGATGGATTCATCATACTTATATTCATCTACATATTCCAAAACATATGCCAAACCACTACATCCAGTGGTCTTGACGCCTATTCGTATACCTAGACCTTTACCACGTTTTGTTATTATTTGTTTTATTTTGTTTGAAGCTTTTTCAGAGAGTGTAATCATTCTTACTTCATTGCTTTTTGTGCCATTTGTTTGACAACTTTTTTATTATCTTCTTCTTCAGGTTCTATTGGAGTTTCTTGACCTTTGAATATAACCTTATCACCTTGTATATTTGAGATTTTATTCTTCAATGGTGGTTTTTTAATCATATCATACAAATCTTCTTTAGCTAATATGATATCATTATCTTTATAGAATTGTAATAATTCATCAACTGTCCAATCAGAATGTTCAACACCACTATCAATATCACTAGTTAACTGACTTGTGACAGCAACTAATCTAACTAATAGTGGATTTGGATTGGATAGTTCAAATAAACGCATTATCTCTTTGCGCGGCCAGCACCTGCAACAGGAACTTCTTCTTCTGGTTCTTCAACAGAAATGTCATCATCAACGCTGAAATCTTCTCCGTCACCGGATAGATCACCATCCATGTCTACATTTAAATCAGCCGTTACTTCACCTGAATCATCACCAAATGCATCATCAGCAGGGTTACCACCCATCATGTCACCACCTTGACCAGTAATACCATTCAATGCTGATTGTAATGTGCCTTTGCTTTGTGTCAACGCGGCTTGTAATGAAGTTAATGCTTCAGTAACTTGTTGGCTGAAAGATTCGCTTTCATTTACACCAATTTCGCTTTGTACACCTGATGTTAATGCCGGTAATTCTTTTACTAGCATATCGGATACTTCTTCAACCATTTTCTGTACTTGGTCTACCATGTCTTGGGCTGCAAGAACAACCTGTGACTTTTCAACTTCTTCGTTTTCTACAACGATGCGAGTTTTGGGTAGTGACTGTAAGTAGGTAAAATGGTCAGCTAATGCTTGTTCCATAAACACTAGTTTCATGTACGATGGACTAGTCTGGCTTTGATAAAATTCAGCAGATGATTTAGTTTCATTAATCAATCCACGAACTCTACTAAGCATAGATTTAGTTTCCGTTACGGTCATTCTCTTTGTATTGAACGGAAGAGAATAGTGTTCATTCAACGCCTGTTTAGCAGTTGATATTTTTTTGTTGTCAAATTCAGTTAGTTTCATAATTATATTCCAAGACTAAGATAAAGTATTTATCTTTTTTGTTTTATTGTTAGGGTTTTGTGTTAAATCTGTTAGTTTGCCATTTTTTGGAATCATTAATATAAGTATATAATTCATCTGTAATACGTCTTTTTTTCAGTTTATCTTCACTTAATTTGGATAAAAATATTAGCCTATCATCGGTATTTTTGGCATTTTTAAACATTTTTGTATGTAGTGATATATCTACTTCTAGACCAGCTAGTAAATTGTCTAATTTTAGTATTCGGTTAGACTGATATAACATATTTCTTTTGTCAAATGTACACCAAGCTACAGCGTGTTTAAGTATATTAAAATTGTGAGTAGTGAATGTAGTGTGCATTTTAACTATGTATTCATTACTGTTATTCTTATTAATATGATACATATTAAATAATTCATAACTGTTATCAGGATTTTGAAAAATAATAACATCTTCTAACTGACCCACAAACTCAGTTTGCATTAACTTTTCTAACTGCTTTTCTGGATATTTTTTCTTACTCATATTTTACTACCTTAAAATATATGTTTTTAAGTTCATCTGATGTATCTAAGAATGCCGGAAGTTTATCCCAAACTGTATTAGTTTTAATCATGGGTACTGTATCACAATCATTATATAAGGCGCCCAATTCATTAATACCGTCATTAAAAACACTAGCATGTTGTATGTTAAAATCAAATGACCAGCAGTCATATAATTCATCTTCGTTTTGATTAAATAAAAAACCAAAATCAGTAAATTCATCAAATCGTATTTGTGTTTTTTCAGGCATTCTAGTTATTTCAGGCTGACTACGCAATGATATAGCTTGCAATACTGTGTCAAAATTACATTGTGTATTTCTTTTATGCAGCCACGGTATCAATTCTTCATCCGCAACTTGGCGATTTCTATTCATTACTCCAGTGGGCGTAATATCGAATAGGGTATAGCAAGTAATAGTATAACTCATACTACTATTTAATAGAGGTAAAAAAACCCGAGAAATTCTCGGGTCCTTTTATTCAAGTTAAAAATTAACCTGTGAATGTAGCTGTAGCTGTAGCAACTACTGCATTGGCTGCACCACCGGCTGTCAATCCTGCACGAGCCGCTGCTTGTAATGTAGTAGCTGTCCATGCACCTGTTGGGTACACAGCCATTGCTAATGTATCAGGACCTGCAGTTGTGAACTCATAGATGTAAACTGTAGCTAATTGTTGAGTAGCTTGTATGATTAAACTAACTTGAGTACCTGTCAACGCACCACTAGATGCCGCTGTAATCGTGAAGAAGTCTAACTTAGGACCTTGTGGTTGAACTGTAGCCGCTGAAGTAACAGCGTTTGCACCGCTGTTTGTGTATGCTGGGCTATCAAAGTTGATTACCGGTAGAAAGTCGCCATTTGTTTTTGTAAATTGTGCCATTTTAAAATTCCTTTAAGTTTGTGAGCATATAGCTCTACTCTTATTTATGCCTGGTACAAAAAAATCCAGGATTTGGCTTATCTTCTGGCTAGATTTTGACGACTAAAGCCCATTCTATCTACAAATTTCAACCCATTTGACACAAAACCCTCATGAGTTTCGGTTCCGTCTTCTAAATAACCTTTGACAGGACTAGCTTCTGCGGCTTTATTAAGTTGATTGACTACTGACATTTTTAGTTTGTACATTTCAATCCATATAGTGAAAGCGCCAACCAATCCAGCTTCATTGGCTTGTAAATGTTCAACTATTTTAGCTTTCATTTTATCAGTCATTGGTCTATTCTGTACAAAATCCATAAACCCAGCAAGCAAATTATTCAAATCTCCTGCAACAATTTTCTTGTTAATATATACAGTAAATAATTGATTAAATGTATTACGTGCTTGCGGTGCAGTATTCATTAATTTATCTACGGCTGGTCCGTATTTCTTTATAGCATTCTGTGCATTCTTTGTTAAGGTAGTATCTATTTTAAGTTTAGGTGCTGTTGGCATAGCACTAGGAACAATTGCAACATCACTATTATTTTTTAATTGTCCTATATTACCATTCAATGTAACTGCTTCGTCAGTAGTCATTGCGTTAGGATCAATATACTGATGTACTGCTATACCAGCACGTTTTCCACTCATTAATTTACCAATTGGGCTATTAGCTTCTACTTTATAAGTAATACCATTAGGATTAGCTTTGAAAACATAGTTACCGTTTTGATCGTTTAATGGTTGATGAAATAACAAATCACCCCAGTAATAACCCTTAGCACCTTTGCTAGCTTTTTCTAATCCAGGCCATATTTCAGTAATAATAGGCCATAAACTATCACGCTCTACACTACGTGCTTGATCATATTGTACAAATTGTTCAGGACTGAATACTTGGCGACCAGTACCGTCTTTCTTATTGAACATATGTTTGTCCATAATACTAAACTTACCTGAACTATTGCGTCCAAATATCAATGCAGGATATCCATCCCATTTAATTGTAACTGTTGCCGGATTCTTAACTGTAGCAATGGTAGATTGTACTGCACGATTAGCACCCTCACTACCACCTAAAAATATTAAATCTTCAGGATGATCTAAATGACCTTTATCTTCATTTATAGATAGTTTGTCAATTTTAGATTTAAGTAATGCTAATGCTTCCGATAGATTCATAACTGCTCTTTGTCGCTGTTCTTCTTTATTGATTTAGAGAACTTGCCTTGGTCACGTGATTTAATAGCACCGAGCAACTTTCTCTCTAATATCTCTGCTTGTTCTTTAGGATAATTCCTATTAATCATCTCTAGTAAATTGATAGCACTAGTAATGATGTTGTGGGCTCTACTCTCAATAACATGACTTGTATCACGGTTATTGCCGATAGCTTCCAATTCCTGCAGAAGGCTGCGAGTTTGTTTTTGCATAATAGTTTCCTAATAGTATTTATCTATTTTACGGTTTTATTTCTTTAAACTATTCAGCAAATTCTTCAATTTTGACCCCTGAACATCTACTACGACCTTCTTGTTTTCAGGCTCTAAAATCTCCCCTGTAGATTGGTCTATGATAGGTTCTGTTGACTGTAGGGTACTCCGGGGCTTCAAATAACTCATAATCTGATTAGCACTAGGTTGAGGCTTATAACTATCTTCACCGTCACCCCCATTGTCACTAATACGCATAGTTTCAATATTGTATTCTAAGTCGATTTTCATGCCGACACCTGTTGAACTACGTGACTTCATGCATTGAATCTGATACTTACCACGTTCTCTCATACTGCGACTTGTAAAGATACCAAACACGTTATCTGCTGTGTTGATTTTACTAATACCACCTGCAATGTGACTATGGTCAAACTCAATCTCATCTACCGCACTACGATTTAATTGACTTGCAGTTACCATCAATATACCCATCTCTTTTGCAAGATTACGCAATTCTTCAGCTACATATTTGTCTTTGATGAACTGGTCGTTAGGATTAACTTTAACTGATACTGGCATCACCAGATCCAAATAGTCAATCATTACAAAGTCAATATTAATACCTGTTTGAATTTGTACCTCTTTTAAATAAGCACGAATGTCATTTACATTACTTTGTGCGGGTAATGCTTTAACACGATATTGACCTGCTTTTTTACCAACCATCTTAACTTTAAGTTCAGTTGATCCAATGTCTTTACGAATATCTCTTGTGCCCATATTAGTTAACATGGCATCAGTACGCAAACTAGTTAGTTCTTCACTCAATTCTAATGTGACATATACTCCGCTCATCCCTGTCTGTAACCAATTCAATGCTATGTTCATCATAACAAGTGATTTACCAGATCCTGAACCGCCTGCAAAGATATTCAATTCACCACGACTCATACCACCATACAGAATCTTATCCATCTGTGGCCAGCCTGTACTGACCTGTCCACCACTGTTAAAATATTTGTTAATACGTCCTGCAGGATCAGCAAAGTAATCTGTACCCATGTCTTTTTGTAAACTGATTTGCACCGCATCTTTAATTAGTTTCTCAACAGGGCCAAAATCACCCTTCTCAAGTAAGTCAGCACTTTTTAGTATTGCTCTTTCTAATTCTTGTCGTTTAGTGAATGATTCAAATTCTTCAAAGAACCAATCATAATGTCCCTGACTTAACTCAGGTATCACTTCAATATCCATACCAGTTAATGCTTTAATCTGTGTGCTATCAGGTAATACCCCATATTTTGTTGTATGTTCTTTAAACAACTCTGCCGCTGGTCGCAATGATTTATCAAAGTTCTCTGAGTTCATAATATTCATAACTCTAGTATATAATTCGGCATTCGTAATCATCATTTGCAGAAACAACTTCTGCAATTCTACGCTATATTCTTTATTATCCGATTGTTTTCTCAATTTTCTTCCTCTGCATTTCTATTTTTATTTTACTCATTGTGGCACTTTGCAAAATGCTTAATAGAGTTGGCAACTTGCCATATCTTACAACAGCATCGTTGACGTCCTTAATATCCGATTCCCAATTAGGTAAACTAACGCTATAACCTAATTCTAATGCTCTATCACATATCTTT